CGTACCCAAAACAAGAATAGACAGAGCCGTTTTGACCGCTATCACACTAACAGTTTTTGATAAGACTTTCACGCATTGTGTAGTGTTATTACCGAAGGGTATTATAACCAACACAAAGCAGTTGAGGACACTTTTTTCACCTGTTAACGACGAAGTCATGGACTACTCCCAGCAGTGCGGTTATCATGCATTAGTCAAGGCATATCCTAGGGTGCCAAAAGACGACATAATGGACGCTATAATTATCGCTCGTAAATCATTGCGATGTCAACATCCTGATTCCTGCAACGACGAATTGTTAAGCGCCGCCACTCAATTGAAGTTGTCTATCAACTTTCACACTTTAACTAAGGACAAATACATACCTTCAGGATCAGTGGGCGACACATCTAGAGCAGTAGATATAGTTCATACCGGAGACCAACACTCAGGGCATTGGCAAACAGTAGAGCAACTCAATGGCCATGCCAAGAATGTCTGGAGAGAATATGTCAAGGGAAGACTTCGTTCTAGTTCGGCAGATAGAAAGCAGCTTGAGATCGAGGCTCATAAAATAAACGATAATCCCGATCCTACAAAGAAGACAGCATCAACCATAAAAGAGGCGTTAAAAGATGCAAAAGTTTCCACACCATTAGCTTATCTCAAAGCCATAGATGATCACCAGCCTATACCTGATAATGCTATAAAAGATATTGCGATGTTGTTTGCTGAAGTTGATCAAGAATGTTACACTTTGCCTATTGCTCATCTAGACACGTTCACTGAAGGCGGTGAAGACTGGCATTTGGATGGAGACATTTATGTCTCTAATAATGGAAGAGCTTTTACCAAAGTTAATGCCAGTATATACACACCTCATAATAATACTATAATTACTGATAATTATAAAATTGTTATGAAGCCAATATTATATGAACGGCATGCCCATTACATTCTTATCACTTATAAGGTAGTCTCCAAGACTCTGAAACCTACGGGGCCAACTTATGATACAGATTTTATATCATACGTCTATACCTATGTTGCGGGCGAATTCGCTAATAAGGGAAAGATCCAAAGTGGAATAGTTTTATCAGCTACCAATTTCGCCATGTCTCGTGCAGGCATCAAAACACCAACAGTACAGGAAAGGCAACGGCTAGAAGCTCTAACTAGGATCACCATTATAGACGTCACGAAAGCAGTTAATTCGAATACTATCATCAATGAGCGAATGGATTCAGAGAAGTACTCAACTAAAAAGACAACTCTCGATTACTACTTACGGGCAGTTCATCCTATAGACAAAGAGCGTAAACATGGATCTTATTTGAAGTTAGCATCAAGGCTTTTTGTCACAGGTACTGCAGCTTTAGCTACATTATTACAAAGTTCAAACACAAGACTCGATACAATAGCTTGCTTCGCCCAGATAGTTCCTCAATTCACCAACTTCATGTACAAGAAGACCGCCATGACAGGCATAAAATCTGATAAAATCAATACGGTTTCCTTGATGAGCTTTTATCAATATGCCTGGTTTGCAGCAATGTCAGCTCTATCTCCTAAATCGATCGTAGTTGGTCTCACGACATTAGCTCAAAATACACTTTTTGGATTAGAGACAAGACGCAGGCACAACCCCGTTGTTATGGGATTTGGTAAGTCAGCGTTTTGCAAGATGAGATACCTATTTTATTCCCTTAGGCATTTATTGCAGTCTTCATTATCCAGAAAACCGAAGATGTTCAGAATTTTAGTGCTTGTTTTGAGGTGGTTGCAGTGGAATATAGCTAGGTATGTGCCAACATTTAATGAAGTCAAGAAGCCAGTCGTTACTAATACTGTCATTAAGCAAGCAGCACATTTTGTAGCCCTACTGATACGCCCTTCAAACTGTAGCGAACATATTCGTAGGCCAAGACCGGGCGTGATTATGAGAGCTACTACTGCTGTGTCGACGTGGATAAAGACTGCCGGTTCAAGCATTGCTTCAGTCTTCAAATCGACGCCAAAACCCTCAAGAAATTTTGTCACTGTCATCAAGTCTACCCGGAATTCACCAACTATGTCAGTTATAACCGAAGCACTGCCTGCTAGAATTTTTAGAAGTATCAAGACTGTAAAGCCAACACGACTTCACGTGTCATACGCTGATAAGCTCCTTACTTTTCTCCGAAATATCAGATTTGTCGGCGGATATAAAGTTTTCATACCCAAGACCGCTGAATACGATGAGGTCAGTGACCCTGTTCCATGTTTGCGCTTGAAAGCAGAGGTACCACTTACAGACCCTACATGGGCATTAAGTTCTACGCTCAGAAAAATAAAAATATACGATGAAGCAGGGAATACTACCACATATGACAAAGTCTGTGATTTTGGTCGCAACCACCCTTACATTCGCACCGGTATAGATTTTTCCAAAGAGCAAGATAATAGACCAAGAGTAGCAGCAACCTCCACTTACAATGCATTAGGGGCACTGCTAACTAGGCATGGTACAGCTTTATTACAACCAGACATAGATGTGGTTAAAGAATTCTCACTATACGTGGATAAAGAGATAGAACGATTAGATCAAAAAGCGCAAGCTTTGATCCCCAAGATTAAGTTTAGCCAAGCTGAATACCTACAATCAGTAGAATCACCAAAGCGGCCAATTTATATCAATGGTGCAAATATTTTTAATACTACGGGCAGACTTACTGAAGGTTTGGAAGCCATGATGAAACCAGACGAGCGCTCCGTACTTAAAGGAAAGATCAAAGGTCGAAATCTGTTTAATCCACATCCCACAATGAAAGCCATAGGAGGTCATGCTAACCAGTTGATGATGCGTCTTATGAAGGCTTTGTACCCTCAATTTATTCAAGCCTATACACCAGACGAGATAGCAGATAAAATCAAAGTGGAGTACGAGCAGTACATAGACCCAGTTTTCATATCCACTGATTTTTCATCATATGACGCCCATGCACATGCTTCCTTAATAGAGGCTGTAGATAACAAATACATGCGTCGATATCTGCCGTCTTTGTTGTTAGTCAATGGTTATAGAGAATGTGACGTTGATTATATAGTAGAAAGGTTATGTTTGCTCGATATCCCCTTCAAGATGTACTACCCAGGCCAAAGATATGTCACGCGCATCATGATAGAAGGTGTCATACATGGTACTACCTTTTCAGGCCATCCCGTCAGGACCTCATTATGGAATACTTCCAGAAGTATGCATATGACAGGATTCGTCATGAGCAAGGCCGCTGTGAAGTCCTCTTACTACAATGCAGGAGATGATATGGTTATGATTACAGAACGTTCGAACGCTAGTATTATCCAAGCTACCATGTATTATTATTACCATTCAGAAGACATAGCAATACCGCACGGCCTAGGACAAGTTCTTAAAGAGATCACTGTTGCAGATGACGGTAAATTTTTATCCAAAATACTGGCATATAGAAAAGGTGTGATGATTTACGTTAGGCCTTTGAATCGTTATTATTTCCAGTCTAATGTCATGTTAGACAATAACAAGCTTATGACACCAGTGGAACATACGACAGCTGTCACCATAGGCTTAGAAACTGCAACACATAACCTATCTGCTTATAAAAGTTATACTAACTCAAGAAGAAAGGGGTTGCCACACATAAAGCTTAAGAAGCCTATATCTTTGGAATACTTCAAGCATGCCTCAAAGAAAACATTCACAGATTCAGACTTCTATACTATCGGAGATACTCATTTACTTGAGTATGACCCAACTCACCCATTAGTCGCAGATTTAATACCTGATAGTCTTGTATGTGGATACGGCAACCCCGTTGGGACTATGACCCACCAAGAAGAAATCATAGCACAGAACGGCAAACCCGGTCTACAAAATCAATCATTGTTTAGTAATGCACCCCAGAAAATACAGCCTTATCAGCAGCAGGGCTATCCCTCAGCTGAAGACATAGAACGAGCCAAAGAGATTTATAAGCTCACTCGTAGTCAGCGCAAGTCAAAAGTCCAAGAATTTGCAAAAGGCCCTGACAACAAAGAGTTCTACGGAAAAAGCATTCAAGTTTTAGCCAATGCTTTCAAAGAAGGAAATCAGAACTTACTAGAAACTCTTTCAAAGCTAGAACAAACGATACAGCCAAAGAATGTATCATCAATGGATCTCGGAGTTTCGCTCATGGACAAACGCCAAAATTCCAGAATTTCCAATGCAGCCATCAATGATGCAGTTTTCGACAAGACTCAAATGATGCCTACTGCACAAAACCTAGAGCACCTCAAACAGAGCCTTGGCCTAGACAAGATCACCCATCGGAAACTGAAAGAGCTCATTCTGCTAGACGATTGGGCCTCAATAGCCCAACAAGCTATGCCATACATTTTAGAGTATGGTGCTCCAGCCATACAAAAGCTTTACAAGAGGTATGTAGAGCCAACCCTGCGCAGATTTTTGGGCGACGACGCAGGTTTAGATCCTAACGATTTCAGCAATAACAATGTCTCACAACCCAGCAAACGCTCTATTATAGGTGGCGTCACCTACGAGTCACCAAGTTACCCACCTATAAGGCTCGGCCAACTAGCACTCGATGCTGTGTGCACAGAAGCTATTGCCACAGTAGTCTGTCCTGAAGAGTTCAGAAAAAGATTGCCCTTCAACTACCCAACACGTACTGCAGTTACTACCGGCTCCACAAACTTTATCGGCACTACCGATGCTGCAGGCAACCTAGCCATCTTCATAAATCCCTGGAATCCAGGTGTAGTTTCAGGCGCAGCATCAGGGGCATTCGCTCTCTTAGCCACTGGCTATTTACCTGGAGGTGGCTCATTCACTGGCAATACCTTCATCAACGGGTCTTTGTCTACCTCCGTAGCTAACCTGTCCACTTTCAAGGTTACTGGTTTCGCAGTTAATGTCATACCCATAACTAGCGCCAACAATTCACAAGGTGACTACGAAGTAGGCTTCTTTCAGAACATGAATCTGGCCACTGTCCAAGGTACAGTACCTCAGCAATCCCTGCAAAACTGCCAATACTACCAGACTGGCAATGCACTCACGTCTTACAGGAGTATCTTTTTGCCAGACCCCTACGACGAACTGTCACCAATAGGAAACACCCAGATCTGGAACGACTTTTTCATGGTCTTAGTTACTGGAGCAGCTGCTCTCACACCAGTAGTTAAGATAGAGATATCTTATGTCTACGAAGTCGTCCCAAACTTCACCTCCCAGAACATCATGGCTCAAGACTACGCCACACCTGGAGCATTCACCTTGGATGCCATAGCAGCAATGATGTACGCAGCTCCTGGCGTACAAATGCTTACTTATGCAGATGCTGTTGCATTTGCAACAAAGATCAACCAAGCTGATCCTCGCTATGACTGCGTAGTCAACACTATATTGGGTAACCCACTCAAACCCAAGACAAAGAAGTCAATGATGATAACCAACTCTGGTCAACAGCAGAACCAGAACCCTGAAGAAATCTCCTTTGATATGATTTCTTCCTAATCTTTCTTTTCTTATGCGGCGTAAGCCGTTTTCTCCGTGCCAAGCGTATCC